CCGGTACCTCACGGGTGGGAAACCGGCCGCGCTCCACCGCGTGTGCGGCGTAGGCGCGGACGCTCTTGGGCATGTCGGCCGAGCCGGCATGCAGCAGGTCGCGGGCGGCCACGATCCGGATCGTGTGCGGCTCCGACGGCCGGGAGAACCCGCGCAGGATGCTGCGCTTCGCCTCGTGCCGGAGCCTCGCCGGCAGGTCCGGCTGGCCGAGGGCCGTGCCGAGCCACACAACGATCTGGCAGCGGCACCGCGGATGCCGGGGCGGACACAGCAGCGGCTGGCCCGGCGGCCACGGCTCCGGCGGCCGGTGCGGGCCGAACGTGGCGAACTCGTCGAAGCCATCGCCGATGGCCGGGTTGGCGGTGTGGCCGGCCAGCGCCGTGCACACCACGCAGGCGTCTCGCTCGGCGATCCACAGCAGCTCGGCGCCGAGCTTCGCCGCGGTGGCCCGGACCGAGGTGGCGGCGGCACGGTTTACGGCCCACTGCGCGGCCAGTGTCAGCGTCGCCGGCGCCTGGTCGGCGACCGTCAGGGCCTGCTGCACGTCGGCGACGTCCTGCGCGGCGTCGACCGCCTGCACGGCCTGCCGAAGGTGCGCGGCCGCCGTTGCGGGGGCGGTGCGGACGACGGCAGTAACTGCAGGGTCGACCGCGGGTTCGATTGCTTCGGCGAGGCCTGCTTGTGCTGCAGCGTTCGCCGCTCCGGTAGCTGCAGCAGTCCGTGCGGCTTGCTGCAGCACCTGCGTGACGGCCGGCCGATCGAGCAGCGTCGCGACGTCGCGCAGCTGCTGCCTGGTCCACGTCTTCAGGTCCCGGGCGTCGCCCGGGCGTCCGAACGCGGCAGCCAGCTGCTGGCGCGCGAGCACCTGGCTGCGGATCTGCGCGAGCGCGTACCGCAGCGGCCACGAGGCGGCGTCAGCGGCGGCGAGCTCGGCCACCAGCAGCGCGGCGGCCTGCGCATCGGACAGCGCCAGCAGATCAGGCTGCTGCTGCGGGGCCGGGCCGATGGTGGGTACGGTCACGCGCCGCCTGCCGAGAGCGTGGCTACAACGCCAGCCGAGAAACCGTACGAGGTGCCGGTGTTGACTGCGGTCACGGCGTAGATGGCGCCGGTCGCGGTGTCGGTGATCCGGTCGTCGTCTCGCACGTCGGTGCCGCGCGGCATCACGCACGTCAAGATGGTGACCTGGCGGGGTGTGCCGGTCGCCGGGTCCTGTGTGATGCGGCTGGTCGAGGCGAGCGCGGCCGGCACGGCGACGGCGTGCGGGTCGGAGTCGATATCCGACGGGTAGCCGGTCGCGTCGTCGACGGTGCCGCGCGAGATGTTCACGAACGTGGTGGGCGGCAGCTGCATCAGCGCCTCACCAGTTCGTCATCGCGGCGACGCTGATGGCGCCGGCCGTGTGCAGGATCTTCATCGCCTCGGGGCCGATGGGATGCATCGCCAGGGCGGCGGTGCCGGCCGCGCGGTGGATGCTGATGCCGCCGATGCTGGTGGAGTCGTTTCGGGAGGCGGCGCCGGTGTCGTCGGACACCTCTTGCCGGAACGCGGCCTGCGCACACGTAGCGTCGTTGAACGTCTGCACGTCATCGGGGTCGGTCGGCATGCCGTTGGTGTTCGTCGGGTACACGGCGCCGATCAGCGCACGGTCGATGTCCTCGGAGGCGCGGGCCAGCAGCCACGTCACACGCGCATCCGGGGTGATGGCGTCCTGCGACCACGTCCGGTAGTCGGCGATGGCGGCGTAGACCCGGGCCACGGCTCAGGCCTTCTTCGCGCCGGCGCCGCGGCCGGTGGTCGCCTTCGGCGTGTGCTTGGCGCAGTAGTCGGTGAAGAACCCTTCCCCGTCCTTGGCCGCGGTCTCGCCGCATTCCATGCACGGATACAGTCCGGGTTCGTCCTCGTCGTCGAGGCCTGTGCCGCCGGTAAGGTCAGCCTCCTTGACCGGCGGCGCAGACGTCTCGGGGATGCCCTCGGGCGAACACGGCGTCAGGACCTTCGCAGCGACCTGCTTCTCGATCTCAGGGAGCAGCGGCAGGCTGAAGCCGAACACGCCACCCGTGGTCTCGTTGCAGTACCAGACGTCGATGTCTTCCGAGGACATGGGTTCTCCTATCCGCGCGGCCCCGCGGCCGCCCAGCTCTGGTTCAGGATCGCGATGGTGGTGACGCCCAGCGTGCCGGTGAAGTTCAGCAGCAGGCTGCCGTCGGGCTGCATGACCTGCGCCGAGGTGAACGGGCCCAGGTAGTACACGCCGACGGTGTTGACGTTGAACGTCAGGTCGCCGGCGTTGGCCGGCGGGAACGGCACCGCCTCGTGCGGCACGTCGGTCTGCGGCTGGGTGGCCTTGACGACGATGGAGAACGCGGTGCCGGCGGTGGTGGTCTTCACCACGATCCGGATGCGCTCGGTCAGGAACCCGGCCTGCTTGTAGTTCTGGCCGGAGTTGATGCCGGAGAACAGCGAGGCGGGGATCGACAGGCCGTTGCTGACGTCGCCTGCGACCAGGCTGTAGTCGGTCGGCGCGGCCACAGAGCCGTTGGGGGTGGAGGTGGCGATGTTCGCCGCGAGCAGAGGCGTGGTTGCGGTCATGGTCGTCTCTCCTCAGATTCCGGCCGGGCGGGTGACGTAGCCGACCGCGAGCCGCTCGGGGGCGATGACCTTGGCGCCGTAGACGTGCAGGCCGCGGACCGCGTCGGCGAACTTCGTCTGGAGCCGCAGCGCCTCGGTCTTGACGATCTGGTTGGCGAACGTGATCGCGGACGGGTGTCCGGCCTGGATGATCCAGTTGCTGCCGGAGTAGTTGACCGCGTTGTTCGACATCAGTACGTTGAACTTGCCGAGGCGGCCCATGAAGCCGTTGGTCATGACCTCGCCGGCGCCGCCGGAAGAGTTCGGGTACTGCACGAACGCGGCGGTCTCGGCGATCAGGCCCTCGGCCCACGGCGGCACGATGATGTAGCGGCGGCCGTCGTTCGGCACGTTCGCCTCGGTGAGCTTCACCCCGAGCGGCAGGATCACCTGCGTGTAGAAGTCCGCGGGGTTGGTGGTGGAAAACACCGCCGGGGTCTTCGGCGACCCGCTGCTGCCGACCGAGTTGATCGGCGCGGCGGAGGTGTACAGCCCGGCGATGAACTGGTCGGCCGCGTCGGAGACCTTGTAGCCGGCCTTGTTCTCCATGAAGTTGAGCATGTTGCCGGCGGCCTGCGCGGCGTCGACGTCGTCGACGCTGACGGCGAAGTACTTGGCCTGGTCGATCTGGAGGGTCTGGCCTGTGTCGTTGGGGGTCTCGTAGTTGATCGAGCCGTTGGGGCTGTAGTCCGAGACGGTGGGGTCGGCGATGCTGGTGATGTTCACCGAGTCGCCGGAGCCGGTGATCTCGCCCTCGTAGTCGTGGTTCACGACGTACTCGGAGCCGAACACGAGCTGCTTTTCGAGGCTTCCGAACAGGACCTTCGACCAGTATGTCGGCTTGAAATGCGCGACGGTCACGGCATTTACCTTTCAGTGGGTGAATGCCGTGTCGGCTGATCGTGTCCCGTCGTCGGTGCCGTGTCGGCGACCGCCCGGAACGTGGGTGGTGCGGGGTGGTGCTAGTTGCCGAGGTACTGCTTGAGCAGGCCGTCCTTGGTGGCCTTGCGGAGCTCGGCCGGGGTAGCGCGCTGCACGTCGGCCTCGGTCCACTGTCGCTGGCCGCCGGGGGCGCCGTTGAACTCGCTGGTGCTGGAGGCCTGGCGCTGCTGCGTGGTCTGCTGCTGGGTGCTGCCCTGGCCGGCCGTGTCGGCGCCCGGGGCTGCGTAGCGGGAGTTCGCGGTCACCGCTGCCTTGACGGCGTCGGCGATCGCGGTGGCGTCGCTGGGGTCGATGTCCTTCAGCGAGTCCAGGAACGAACGGCTGTCGAGTAGTGCGTCGCCGTCGGCCCCATTCCGGCCGGCGGCGCGCAGCACGGCCAGCTCGACCGCGCGGGCACGTTCGGCCGCCTGCGACTCCTGAAGCTTCGCCGTGATGGCGTCGACGTCCGGCGCCTTGGAGCCGGCGCCTTCGACGCCTAGCGCGGCGAGGACCTTGTCGAGCGCGGCCTGTCGCTGCGCTGCGGTCTGTCCGGCGTCCGAGTTCTCCTTGGCCTGCTTCTCGTGCTTGCGCGACAGCGCCTTCCACTTCTCGGTGTCGGCGGTCGCGGCCTCGTACATCGCCTTGTAGTCAGGCGTGCCGCCGGTGTCGGTTGTGCCGGTCGCGTCGGCGGTCGCGGTGGCCGTGTCGGTACCGGTGCCGGCGGTCTCGGTCATGCCCATCTCCTGCGGTTCGGCGGCTGATCCTTCGCGGATCAGTGTCGCACATTCGTTCGATCCCGTCACGCCGTGCCAGGTCAGATACGTACGCCATCCGCCCCTGCGTCGGCGGCGATGAGATCCGGATTGTCCGGGGTGGTTGTGGTGCCAGTGATGTCCTGCACCTGCTGGCCGATGTTCTCGTTCAGCGTCGGCGGGTTGGTCAGGGTGAGCCGGGCCCGGCCGAACAGGTCCAGACCGAGCTCGTCCTTGATGGCGGCGACTTCCTGGGCGACCTGGTCGGCGGTCCAGTCCGGGTGGACGAGCTCGACCAGGGTCTGCTTCGACGCGGCCTGTGCGGTGTTCAGCGCGACCGCGGTCTGCGCGAGCTCGGAGGTCGACGGCAGCACCGCATCGGGGAACGTCACGTCGGGTTTGACCGGTGTGAGCGGCTGCCCGTATACGACTTGGTCCAGGCACATCAGGGTGTAGATGATGTCCCGGAGCCGTGGCCGCACGTAGTTCAGCTTCTTCGCCCTGGTCAGCAGGGTGCGGCGTTCCCGGGCCTCGACTTCGGTGGCGGTCATGGCGGTGGTGGCTGTCTCGCCGAACGTCTGCTGGCTGTAGCCGGCCCTGGTGACGGCTTCGGCGATGAGCTGGTCGCAGGTCTCCTTGTGTTCCTGCCAGCGGATCAGGAACTGGTTGGCGGTGATCTGCGAGTTGTCGGCGTTGCCGGCGAGCATGTTCATCGGCAGGAACGCTTCCCGGTCCAGGTCCAGGATCGCGCCCTTGCCGGGGCCGAGGTTGTCCATGTAGGACTGCGGCACGATCAGCCGCAGCCTGGCCAGGCGGACCTCTTTCATCCACAGGCTGTAGGTCTCATCGAGGGAGTCCATCAGGCCTTCGATGCCGGCGTAGTCCGACCGGCCGAGGTAGGCGGCTTCGGGGATGTCGCGCCACAGCCGGTTGGGCCGGATGTTCGGGATGTACACGACCGTCTGAGCGTCCTTCGGCAGCGGCGGCAGCTGCACCATGCCGTCGGTGGTGAGCTGCTCCAGGGACGCCGTCGCCGGGTAGTCGCCGAGCGGCACCGGGCTGCCGAGCAGCTGCTGCGTGCCCTCGTAGGCGGCGTGGTTGATGGTTTGGGCCATCAGGTCGTGGGTTTCCAGGTGCCGGACCACCGTGGATCCGGTGTCGTGGATGACGCGCCACAACACGACCGAGGTGAGTTTGCCGCGGGTGAACGTCGGCACCGCGGCGTCGGGGTGAACAACGTCGAGCCACGCCTTGTCAGCGAGTTCGGTGTCCCAGTTGGCGCGCAGGAACACCCCGGACAGGCCGGCGCAGACCTCGGCGCCCTCGAGGAGCGTCGCGTGCATGTCGTCGTCGAGGAGCGCGTCGAGCCATTCGGCTACGGCGTCGTCGCTGACGTCGGGCGGTAGTTCGCAGACGGGGCGCTTGGCGAACAGCAGGTCTGCGGACATGGCGGCGAGGTCGCCGGCGAGCGGCACGTGCAGCTTGCTGCGTTTCTCGCCGGCGGGGATGCGGGCGCCCCAGAAGGTGCGCTGCACGGAGCCGAGGAGGCCTTGGCGTTGGCGTCCTGCGTAGCCGGTGGGCAGGCCTGCTTCGCCGGTGGTGCCGAAGAAGGACCGGCCGTCCATCGAGTTTTCGGCGACGTTGTAGTAGGTCCAGTACAGCTGGTCTGGGTCGCCGGAGAACCAGGCGGACCACTGCGCGATGTTGTGCATGACGGCGTGGAGGGCTGGTGGCGGCCATGCCTGGGTTGGGCCGTACTGGGTGGGTGCCAACGTCGGCTCCTGTGTCAGGTGTCAGGTGCCGTGTCGGCTGGTCGTGCCCGTGTCGGGCCGGGGTGGTGCGGGTGGTCAGTCGCTCGGGCAGTTGCACCGGCCGGGCGTATACAGCGACATCTGACACTGTGTGATCGTGAACGCGCCGAGCGGCTGCTGGCCGGTGCGGATGACAGGCATCCCAAAGATGGTAAGCACCCCATACAGCTCCGGGAGAGCGCCCGCAGTGCCTAGGCGCCCAGCGGCAAGAGCCATCTCGACAGCAGCCCCGTCATGCGGGTGTAGCCGGAGACTGCACGGGCGGCGTGCCGTTCTGGCGTAGCGCTCGGTCTGCTCGCGCTGAATCTCGGCCATCAGCGCGTCGACGTCGACGATGTAGCTGCTAAAGCGGCCGATGCCGATCTGCATCAGGTGCTCCCGTGGTCGATCGAGCAGCGGACCGTGATGCCGTGGTCGGCGGCGATCACGTGGCCGCGCTTATGAAGCTCGTACCCTGCATCGATCTTCGCGGCCAGGTCGGGAACGTCGCGGGCCCACGTCGGCATGACCAGCGGCGTCTCGTTCGGGTCGCTGGTCAGATACAGCAGCTCAGACTCCTGCATCAGCTGACTGCCCATGCCGGGTTGTAGTCCGGGTGCTGGTCGTAGATCGAGGCCATGTCGCGAAGCTCCGGGCACTCGTCAACGTGCTCGACAGATGGGCCCCATTCCTGATCGAAGCCGCAGCCGTCGCAGGCTCCGTTGCCGTCGTCGTGGTGCCGCGATTTGCCGGCCGGGCAATGTTTCTCGAGCACACCTCGCAGACCACCTGTCAGTAAGCAGCGCCGAAATGGGCGATGCCCTCCTCGGGTGGTTCGAAAACTG